GGAGCGCAAAGTCACGTCGCAGTTTCTTATGAGATACCATTATACACAGCACAAACAACTGGAATGGGTGTTCTTAACATATTGGAGGCAGTTAGAATATTAGGATTGAAGTCTAAGATATATCACGCTTCTACTTCTGAATTATTTAGTGGCAAGATAGGAGAGGCACCGCAAAGTGAGAAGACAATATTTAATCCTCAAAGTCCTTATGGGGTAGCGAAGTTATACGCGCATAAAATTTGTGAGGTTTACCGGAAAGGATATGGAATGTTCGTTTGTAACGGAATATTATTTAATCACGAAAGCCCGAGACGTGGCGAGAATTTTGTCACTAGAAAAATAACACTGGCAGTTAAGAATATTCTATTAGGTAATCAAAAGTATTTACATCTAGGAAATTTAGACGCGAAAAGAGATTGGGGTTGGGCGCCCGAATATGTTTATGGTATGTGGTTGATGTTACAGCAGAAAAAACCTGATGACTATGTTTTGGCGACCGGCGAAACTCATACAGTATTTGAATTTTGTAAATTAGCATTTCAATACGCAGACTTAGATTGTAATAAATATTTAAAGTTTGACAATAGGCAGTTAAGGCCTAACGAAGTGGATTACTTACGAGGATATCCTAGGAAAGCTAAAGAGATGTTAAATTGGGAGCCGAAAGTAAAGTTCAAAGAGTTAGTTAAAATAATGATGGAGGAGGAATTAAAAGATATATGAAAAAAAAGTATTCACTATTTATAGGGAGGTGGCAACCATTCCACAAAGGGCATAGAAAGTTAATTAATACTATCTTAAATGAGGGCAAGAATGTTTGCATAGCTATTAGAGATACAGAGATTACAAAAAATAATCCATATTCATTGTTGCAAAGAATGCTTATGCTAGAAAAGGAATTTAAGAAACAGAAAATAAGTGGACGAGTCAAGGTAATAACAATTCCGGACATAGAAGAAGTTGTTTATGGACGAACACCGGGTTGGAAGATAAGACAAATAAAGTTAGGTAAACAAACAGAAGCTATTTCGGGGACTAAAATTCGTGATAACCTACATAAAAATAACTTGATTTAATTTTAATATCAGGTATAATACTAATATAATTATTAACTATATTAGTATGCCTAAATTAAAAGATTTAACTAATCAAACATTCGGTTTTTGGACTGTTTTAAACGAACATAGAAGTATTAAAAAACATACTCATTGGAAATGCAAATGTATTTGTGGGAAAGAAATTTTAGTTAAACAAGAATCTTTAGTAAGTGGAAGAAGTAAAAGTTGTGGTTGTAAAAAAATAGATTTACGATTTAAGACAGCAAATATTAATCCTTTAATATCTACACAAAAAAGATGTTATGGAAATTATCAGCGGGGTGCTATTAAAAGAGGATTGAAATTTGAACTTAATTTTAATGAATTTATAAAATTAACTCAACAATATTGTCATTATTGTGGACAAAAACCAACATCTATTTATAAGAAAAAATATAATGGCGGAAAAAATTTTATATATAATGGCATAGATAGAACAGATAATAATAAAGGATATATATTAAGTAATTGTGTAACTTCTTGTTATCAATGTAATAGAAGCAAATATACTATGAATAAAAAAATATTTTTAGAATGGATTAAGAGAATTTATGAATATAATTTTAAATAATCACGGCCGAGATGTAGGTTGGGGTATCAGGGAAATAAGATTATCTAAAAAAGTTGAGAATATATCAGGTACTAAAATAAGAAATAAATTATGATTACTTGGACAATAGGACAAACTGGAGCAGGTAAAACTACTTTAGCAAGGCATATAATTTCAACAAATGAGGTATTTGAGAATAGTCCGTATAAAGATTGTGTATGGCTTGACGGAGATAATATGCGAGGTGTATGGAATGATTTAAAGTTCTCAAAAGAAGATAGGTGGGAAAATAATTTAAGGATAGCTAGGTTGGCAAAGGTGTTACACGAGCAAGGGCATAATGTAATTGTATCTGTAATTTGTCCATACAAAAAATTGAGGAAAGAGGTTAAGGATATTACTAATTGTAAATTTATTTATATAGAGGGTTGGAAAAAAGGAAAAGATTTTCCATTTGAACGCCCTGAATTATATTGATATGAAAAATAAAATTTGTGAAGTATCCAAAATTAAGATATAAAATAAATAATGGTATTACTTATTGTTTAGATTGTCATAAAAAATTTGATAAATTTAGAAATAATTTATATGCAAAACCAAAAAATCGGTGTGTTACCATTTAGAAAATATGAGGGCAAACCTCAAGTCGGAAGCTCGACTATACGTTGTGATTGGCTAGTTAAACATTGGCCAGAGGCAAGTGTGTTTAGGTACGGAGAGTATTTTGATGTAGTTATTTATCAAAAAGCCTACTGGCCTGCTCACGCGAAGTTGGTTAAGGGGATTAAGATACTAGACGTTTGTGATGCTGACTGGTTTCATTGGGGGTATAAATTTAAAGAGACGTTAGAGGAAGTTGATGCAGTAACTTGCTCATCATATTTATTAATGCAAGACATAAAAGAATTTACTGACAAGCCTGTTGTTTATATACCTGATAGATTGGACTTAGATTTATTTAAGCCAATTGCAGTAAAAGATAGACAGGCTAAAAAGGTCGGTTGGTTTGGGTATAGCCATAATTTCTTTGCGCTAAACCCGGCGACAGTTGAATTATCAAAATTAAAATTAGAATTAATAGTTGTTTCTGAAAAAGAATATCATCCTCCGGTAGGATATGAAGATAAGGTAATACATAGTACAATAGGGTTTGATTGGGAAACTTTAAGACAGGATTTGTCTGATGTTGATATGATACTTAATCCGCATAGTGAAACTGGCAAGTGGAAATACAAAAGTGATAATAAAACAAGTATAGCCCGAGCATTAGGCTTGCCGGTGGCCTTTACTCCAGAAGATATAACTAGATTTATGGATCCTAATAATAGGAGAGTTGAATCTGATAAAAGATTAAAAGAAATAATAAACAAAAGAGATGTTAAGTTATCTATATTACAATTTAAGGCACTCATTGAAGAAATTAAGAAACAAAAAAATGGCTGAATATATTTGGTATTGCCCGAGAAGATGTAATGCCATTGTAACAAAAACAAAAAGGCCTCATCTTAACAGAGATGAGGAGTATCGATGTAAACATTGTAACGCTGTTTTCCGTGGCGATGTTTTAATGATTTTAAATAAGAAGAATATAGAAAAAGGATTGTTGACTAACAATGGGAGTGAAAAAAAAGCTTGACTTTTTTGAAGAAAAGGTTTATGCTTTAGTCAATACTACTGTTTGTGGATAAGTTGTGTCTTTATATTAACTACATAGGCGATATTCTTTGTTCTAAGGAATAAAGAATACCTAACCTTACGAGGTTAGGACAAATAGCGTCTAAAGAGTTTACGAACTCACTATCGTAACTTCTTTAGGCGTTTTTTATGTCTGTAATAGGTAAAATAAAAAATTTCTTCGTAAAAGAAAAAGCAAACCCTACTGGGGCAGAGCTTTATAATGTCGGACAATATAGTTTAGGCTATTCTAAGAAAGATGAATTGCTAAGAGAGATGAGAGGCTGGGTTTATGCCTGCGTAAATGCTATTTCAGATGAATTGGCTAATATGAAAATCATATTATACGAAAGAAAAGGTGATGAGGTTGAAAAGATTTTAGATGACCCAATATTAAATACTCTGTATAGAGTAAATGATTTTACAACAAAATTTGATTTATTTTGGCTAGTTGGCGCTTACCTTGAATTAACAGGTGAAGCGCCTTTATTTTTAGAAAAAGATGATAAGGGTACACCAACTGAGATATTTTTTCTTAACCCGAGTAAACTTTATCCAATAGCAGATAGTAAGAATGTAATAAGTGGATATAAGTATGATACCGGAAAGGGAGTAAGAGCAGACCTTGCGACAGATGAGGTTATATTTCTTAAGTACCCAAACCCGGCAAGGCCATTTCGTGGCTTAGGAACTTTAGAAGCCGCTGCCAAAACAGTTGATACTGAAAATTATGCAGAGAATTGGAACCTAGAATTTTATAAAAACTCTGCTAGAGCAGACGGAATTTTAACAGTCAAACAAGCGCAAATGACAACTGAGCAAAAAAAGGTTTTAAAAAATAGTATTAAAAAAGAATATCAGGGAGTGGATAATGCTCATAAGCTAATGGTGTTATTCGGTGATATGTCTTATGACCAAGTTGCAGTTAGTCAGAAAGATATGGATTTTGCGGCACAACTTAAATTAACTCGAGATAAAATATTTGGAATATTCAGAGTACCAAAGGCGGTTGTTGCGCAAACAGAGGGAACTAATTTTGCATCAGCTAAGACAGCAAACTATGTATTCGCTAGATTTACAATGCAACCGAAAATGGAAAGGATTATACAACAGTTTAATGAGTTCTATGTTACTTTATTCCCGGATAGCGAAAATAAATATTTAGATTTTGTTAATCCTATTCCAGATGATGATGACCAAAAATTAAAAGAGCAGGTAGCCTCAGTAAATAAATGGAAGACTATAAATGAAGTTAGAGATGAGGACGGGTTGCCTCCGGTAACAAACGGTGATGAAATTTATCAACCTCTTAATTTATTTCCTATTAGTGGTGGCAATGAGCCTGACAAAGAACCACAAAAGGCTTCATATAAAGTATGTAAAGTTTTAGACAAAGATAAGAAAGTTAAAAATAAAATTCCAGACGAGAGGGCTTTACAGATGAAGCATAGATCAAAAAATACTTTTTCAAAAAGACAGTTATCTGAAATTAGAAAAACTATTAAGAATGCAATAATTCAAGAGATAGAAAGTAATGGCGAGGGTGATGCTAATCCAACAAAGCAATGGAGTAAAAGAACAAAAAGATTATTTTGGCAATTAAAGAATAGAATATATCTTGCGTTCATAAGGAAAGTTCGAGATAGACAGAAAATAGTTTTTTCACAAGAACGTAGAGAAGTATTGCGTAAGTTGAATAAGCAAAAAGGATTAAAAAAAGTTATCGAGGTAGGCAAAATATTACTTGATAAGGATGAAGAAGTATTACGGACAATTAAAATAGTAATGCCTATACTTGAGGAAGTGTTTAAAGAAAGTGGCGACAGAACATTCGATTTCTTAGGAGTTGATATGGAGACAGATATTACTGCTCCAAAAATTCAAACACTTCTTAAGGCTGATACAAGAAAATTTGCAGTAGAGGCTACAGCAGTAACTAATTCATTAATCAAGACTCAAGTTGCAGAGGGTTTGAAATTAAAAGAAGGGATTGGTGATATATCTAAAAGAATAAATACTGTATTTAATAAAGCGCAGGCATATAGAGCAGAACGAATAGCCAGAACAGAAACAGTAAGATTTAATGTCGCGGCTACACAGCAATCATATATAGATTCAGGCGTAGTGGTTGCAAAGGAATGGATAACTGAGCCTGATGCTTGTCAATTTTGTGCTCCTATGTCAGGAAAGATTATTCCATTAGAATCTTCATTCTTTAAAAAAGGAGATAGTGCTACAGGAGCAGACGGCGGAAGTTTAGATCTTAGTTATACTACAACCGAACATCCGCCACTTCATCCTAACTGTAGGTGTGATTTAGCACCTGTAATAAAATAAATTTAATAAATTAATATATAGGTCGGAAGGCCACGAGGACGGAAGTTCTAATAATTACTAACTTAATCACTACCATATATGAAACAAGAAAAACAACATCTTGAGGCAACGACTGAAATCAAGGACGGTCAGATGACAGCTATTGGTTCAACTGAGGACGAGGATAGAGTCGGTGATGTGCTTAGTGTCAGTGATTGGGATTTAGCTAAGTTTAAAAAAAATCCCGTCCTACAAGCTGGCCACGACTATAATCCTCAATTTACTATCGGTATAGCTAAGAATATTCGCGTAGAGGGTAAGAAATTAATCTTTGAGCCTCTCTTTCACGATATAACAAAATTATCCTCAGACATCAAGCAGATGTTTGAAAGAAAATTTTTAAGAGCTTGGAGCGTTGGCTTTATACCGGGCGATGACAAAAATCAATTGCTTGAAATATCAGCAGTTGCAGTTCCGGCTAATCCAGAGGCTTTAACTTTGTACAAGAGTATGAAGGATCTTGATGGCAAAGAAAAAAAGGAAACAGGCGACAAAATTACTAAATGGGTACAAGAAAAAGGCTGTTGTGATAACGAAGCATTGCCGAAAAAAGAGGAAGATGAGGAGGAGGAAGAAAAAATTGATGAGGAGAAAGAGATAGAAATTAATCAGGACAATGTAAAGGAAGTTATAGGCAAGGCAGTTAAAGCATTGAAAAAAGAAAAGCAAGAATATGAATGTGAGTGCCTTGACTGTAGCCATATTTTAAAGACTGATAAGCATTGTGAAGACGTTAAATGTCCAGAGTGCGGAGGAAAGATGAGGAGAGCGGAAAGGCCTGGGCCGGGAAAAAAAGAAATAGAAAGGTGGAATAAAGATTTACCTGCAAGTTTTGACACTAAAGATTTTGATATAAACAGAGAGCCGAGTGTCGCCACAGGAGCAGAAAATAAATTATACACTAAGTATCTTAACTGTAAAGTTAAGGAACTTAATTTAAACAATTATTTGATACCGAGTCCAATGATAGGAAGTTATTTAGCGGCTTTTAAAAAGACATTAAGTAAGTTTGAATTAGTTGATGAAAGGAATTTTGATTGGTTTGGAAGTGAACAACCTATTAAATACGAGGTCATAAAACTTAACTCAAAAGAAGAAGATGACTTTATGATTAGTGGCACAGGCTTTTATAGAATGAATGATAAGGACAAAAAGTTTATGGTTAAGTTTGAACCAACGTGGTATGGCCTAGAAGCTAATATAATTACGCATAGAGATGACAAGACTTGGAATAAAGATTTACTTATTAGCATACAGAAAGAGGCAATTGAAAATAACAAATTGAAAGGAGAGGCCTTCTGTTTAAGCGGTGAATTTATAGATAGGTCTGATGTTAATTGGAAAGAAATTATTTTGCCAAGTGTATTAAAAGGAGCAGTTCAAAAAGGAGTTAATCAATTAGTGAAAAACGGTAAGAAAACAGTGCGCAGGGGAATGATGTTTATTGGACAACCCGGAACTGGAAAAACTTTAACTGGTAAGGCAATGATGAATAACTTAAAAGATAAGACTTTTATCTGGGTATCCGCAAGAGACTTCGAAAGGATGAAAATAATGAAACAAAGTACATTATCATTGGCATTCAAGATGTGCAGAATGTTAAGTCCGTGTGTACTCTTTATGGAGGATATTGATGCTTGGTTGAAAGACGGAAGAATGATGGATATGTTAAAAACAGAAATGGACGGACTTCAAGAGAACAGAGGTACTATAACTGTATTAACCTCTAATAACCCAGAAGAATTTCCTGATGCATTATTGGATAGGCCGGGGAGGTTTCACGATATACTTGAGTTCGAGTTACCTGATAAGGATTTAAGGAAGAATATGATTATGGAGTGGACAGAATTGAAAGATTTATCTAACGAGGAACTTAAAAAATTACTCGAAGGCACAGAAGATTTTTCAGGTGCGCATATGCGAGAGTTAATTGACTTCGCTAAGATGATTGTGGAAGATGACGGAGTTGAATTAAAAGAAGCCTTGATGTTAAGTCTTGATAAATTAATAAAGCAGAGAGAATTGATTGCAAAAATCAGAAAGAATAATGAAAAGGAAAAAGTTGAGGAAGATAATGAGAAACAAAATGAAATAGAGGATAGGTCAGTAAGTAAAGAGGGCAGAGTAATATCAGGTAAAAATAGAAAATTAATTAGAGATGCAATAGCATCATTAACTAAGTCTAGCGAGGCACTGGATAAACTATTAGACATCAGTCAACCACTTGAAAGTGGTGGCAAATCTAATGCTCCAGTAAAAGCCAAGGAAACGGTGGACTCTAAACTAAAGGTCGTAAAACCAAAGACGGTAGATAGTAATTTGTTATCGGGAGATGACCAACTCGTACTACGCACTTTGCAAAAGATCAACAAGGGTACAAACCTTGTTCTAAATAAGTTAAACAAACGAAAAAATGGGTAAAAAAATTATAGAAGTTGATGGTAAAAAATACGTAGTAGACGAGAAAGAAATGGAGGAAGTACAAGATGTTACTAAAAGCGAAGACGGAGGCGAAGGTAGTGACGAAGGCGCAGAGGGCGCTGACGGAGCTGACGGAGCTGATGAAAACGCTGATGGTGATGAGAGTGCTGACGAAGAAGCTGACGAAGGTGCCGATGATGGTGCTGACGGAGGTGAAAAAAAGTACGATAATAAAGCAGTAGAAAAAGCTACTGACTCAGTACTTGAAAAGTTAGGCATTAATGAAATGAAATCTGATATTGCTAGCATCAAAGATGCTTTTGAGAAAAAGACTGATAAGAAAGCCGCAGGGTTAATCAACCTAGAGAAATTGATGAAAAAGAATGTAGGCGAAATGACATCACGCGAAAAGATTGTTGGATTTTTCGCAGCTTTAATCACTAACGACGAACCAGTCTTAAAGGTTCTATCTGAGGGGGTTGCCGCTGACGGAGGCTATCTTTTTCCTGATGAGTTCCGCTACGAGATAATCAGAGATATTGAGGAAAAACCTCATATGCGTAACGAGGTACGTGTTATCCCTATGACTAGGGATATAATGCAAATTCCTACTTTAGTATCGGGGCCACAAGTCTCTTGGACTAACGAAGCCGCTGCTAAATCTACTACTACCGCTCGATTCGGACAAGCTACATTAACTGTTCACAAAATGGCCGCCATTCAGTATATCTCCGACGAACTTATTGCTGATTCTACTGAAATAAACGTGGTTAATCTAATCATTAGTTTATTTGCAGAAGCAATTGGTATTGAGGAAGACAGAGTTATTACTGCTGGAACTGGTGCAGGACAACCTACTGGTTATGCCAGTGGTGGGTTAGGCATTGGGGCTGTTGCTTGTGCAGATAATTTAGACTTCGACGACATCATTAATCTTGAGTTCCTATTACCGGCGAAGTACAACGCTAACGCGAAGTTCTACGTACATAGGAATAATATCAGAGAGATGAGAAAGATTAAGGATGGAAACGGACGATACTTATGGCAAGAGCCACTTGCTCCCGGCCAACCAGCTACTTTCCACGGTTTCCCAGTTGTTCAAGACAACAACCTTTCAGAAGCTGAGATTTATTTCGGTGACTTAAGGTACGCGTATTGGTTAGGCGATAGACAGCAAATGTCAGTTAAAATCAGCAATGATACAACTGAAGCATTTACTAAGGATCTAACCGCTGTACGTGTAGTTGCTAGAATTGCTGGTACTGTCGTAGAAGCTCGCGCATTGAAAGTACTTAACACTATACCGTAGACTTAACATATATCTTTTGTTAGCGAGGGGGAGCATTCCTTGTTCTCCCTCCATAAAGATGTTCTAATAATATTCAAATGAAAAATAATAAACAATCGAGAAAAAAAAGAAATAACGATAAGGGGAAAATTTCCAATGTTAAGGAATGTCTTGTTAAGCCTGAGTTTGGAAAATCAAAGGCTTTTAAAAAACCCCCTGTAAAAATATAAAGGTCGTTATTAATTAAGCATATTAATCAATAAATATATGCCTGAATATCAAAGTTATTCTCCGCAGACAGGAAAGAAGTATCAGAGTGATGGCACAATTGTCAATTCTGCTGATGCTTATATTCCTAATTTTAATCACATTCGTGTTAGTCAAGGAATATCGCAAGGGGCAGGTGCATATATGACTGGAGTAGGTGTAAAGATATTAGGAAGAAATGGGGCTGTAGGAGCAGTTACTTGGGAGGATATTAGCAACAGGAATGCTAACAATAATTATTTAACTGGTGCCGTGGCTACTTTACTTGATATTGTTTCTTCAAACAATCAAGATAAGGCCGGTGGCGTTGGTGCAGATGTTGTTAGATTGCATTATATAGATACTAATTGGAATGAAAATTATCAGGATGTTTCTCTGAACGGAACGACTGCTGTTAATGTTCCTGCTACTGACATTCTCAGGCCAGTTAGAATAGAAATAATTCAATTCACGACTGGTGTTATAGTTCCGTCTGGTACGATTACTTTACAAGAGAATGGTGGAACAACTAGAGTGTATTTAAGAATAACCCCTCCGTTTACTGAATCAATGAATGGATATTTCTATGTGCCTGATGACAAGTATTTACTTATTACTGATGTTACATTATCAATGGCAGATAAGACTGCTAATAATTCTGAAACTGTCATTGGATTATTTGTCGAGGAGCCAGTTAGGTTGTTAGGCAATGTGAATTATCCTGAAAGGTTTATTCACTTAGGACACATCAATGAGATGATCGCCGGAAATGGTTATTATGTACAGACACAAATTGTAGTCAAGGATAGATGTAGATTATTAATTAAAGGTGTAGCGCAAGCCGCGACTGGGTCAGCATTCGTAATGCTTAGAGGGTTCTTATTCACTCCTAGCACTTATCCAGTTTCTTCTACCTCTACTACGTCATCTACCTCATCAAGTTCATCTAGTTCATCTAGTTCTTCAACCAGTTCATCTAGTTCATCGTCAACGTCTTCGAGTACGTCTAGTTCAAGCTCGTCTAGTACCAGTTCTTCAACCAGTTCTAGCACATCCAGTTCATCATCGTCTAGTACTAGTTCTAGTTCTTCATCTTCAACATCGTCGTCAACCAGTACATCAACATCGTCTAGCACTAGCAGTTCATCATCTAGTTCAACATCAACTAGTACGAGTTCATCAACATCATCTAGTACCAGTACATCAACCTCAAGCTCAACCAGTTCTAGCAGTTCATCTTCTACCAGTTCTAGTACGTCTACTTCTACATCGAGTTCTACTAGCTCTAGTTCATCAACTTCTAGTTCAACCAGTTCTAGCAGTTCATCATCAACGAGTTCTTCTACCAGTAGTTCAACAACTGCTGGCTAGATAAAATAGAATAAAGAATTATTAATTTAACGAATTTAATTATGAAAAAGATAGCGATATTGACTTCTTTTAGGCAAATGCCTGAATCATATTCTTTAGTCAATGATATAATTGACCAAGTTAAACTTCTTAAAAAATACGGACACGAAGTTACTTTCTTCGCCCAAAAAAGCTGTGAAGGTCGGGGGATTGAATGCGAGAAAGCTTGCATTCTCCCCCACTTCAAGCTAGAGAAGAACGTGGTTAATCAAGAATTTAAAGAACAGCTCATTAACATCTTTAATAAAGAGCTTTCTAAGTTTGACGTTGTAATAACGCACGACTTAATGTACTTACAATCGTATATTACTTATCGGGCGGCTATTATGGAGTGCGAAGCAGATGTTAAATGGGTACATTGGGCGCATAGTGCTAACAGAGATGATTTAAAACTGAAAATGCCTCACGCGAAATATGTTTATATGAATTATACTGACTTAAGTCGGTGGGCTAGATCCATTGGCATTGAATCAGATGATGCACGTGTGGTATTCAATGACAAAGACCCAGAGTTATTCTTTGAATGGCACGACATAACAAAACAGATTAGTAAAAAGGTTGATTTAATAAAGCCTGACATAATGCAGACATATCCTATGTGTTCAACAAGAATGGACTCTAAAGGAATTGATAATGTTATCCGGACTTTTGCCGCTTTAAAAAGATTAGGTAATAAAGTGCTATTGGTAATATGTAATTCCAATGGCAGAAAAAGGAAAGACGAGATTGAGGCTAAAATACAATACGCTAAGAAGCAAGGCCTTGATGAGATATTTTTTACATCTACATTATCAGAGGAAACCGAAAGACAAGTTCCCCGGCAAGTGGTTAGAGATTTAATGTTAATCTCAAACGTATTTATATTTCCGTCTTTAAGTGAAGTATGCTCTAATGTGGTTCTTGAGGCGAGTATGTGTAAACAGTTATTAGTATTGAATAAGTCGTTTCCGTCATTATTTGATTTTGGTGACGAGGGCAAGACTTGTTTAGGACATCCATTCGGATCCTTAATTCACTCAGACTTTAAATTTAGAAATTTAACTGAGTTTGATTATCTAGCCAGAACAATTCAACAACAATTACTTATTAACAAACCACTATTACAGCAAAGAAAGATATTGAAATTAACTAACATTGATACGATTTATGAAAAGCAGTTGGAACCTTTACTTATAGAGGATTACTAATAGGTGGTATATTATACTTAAACTGCTTAAAGATGCGAATTTAGCGACAAATATTCACATTTTTAGGGGTATTAGCCTATGTCAGGAGTAGTACAATCAAGGCACGGAAGTTGCCCGGCACAATTCAGAATACAAAGGCTTAGCGATATGATTAAGATAGGTTTCTGTAATAATCAAATGGAGTCAAGGGGATTTGTAGAACGTATGGAAAAGTTAGGAAAGAAGACAGGATTATTTGGTAGAGGCGATGGATTTTTAGCAGCGCATTGGAAGCTAGAGAATAATGGATACCCTGAGGGATTTAATGATTACAAAACTTATGGCCGACATTGGTGGACAAAAGAAAGTTGACATCTTATTGGTTACATATGAAAGGCTACATCTTTTGAAAATAACCATTAAGGCAATTAAACTGAGGACTAAATATCCCCACCGGATTATAGTAGTTGATAATAATTCTAAAGACGGAACAAAAGAGTGGTTGAGGAAACAGCATATGAATGGTATAATAGAAGAAGTGATATTATCAGATAGAAATTTAGGATTAGGTAAAGCATTTCAAGAGGGGTTACGATTAGTCAAGAGTGAATATTTTATCTGTACTGTAGACGATGTTATACCTCCATTAATGGATCCTTGTTGGTTAGAACAAGAATTAAAGATAGCAAAAGAAAATCCGGAGTATGGTGGGATAGCAATGAAAGGAGCAAGAGTCAGTCATATAAAAAATTTAGGAGATGATTTAAAAAATTAGCAATGGCAATAGGAATTGTCATTAGCCACTGAATGGAATTTGAGTGGCATCAAAGTGTTTTAGTATAAACATAATGATATTCAAATTCCAATTTAGTATTGGATTTTTTTATGCCTAAAAAACTAAAAATATTATACATAGGTGATTTTTCGCACGAATGGCAAAGCGAAGAATATATTGCTAAATCGTTTGAGTCATTAGGACATTATGTAAAAAGGATACAGGAAACAGAAGTGGAAGATAGTCAAATAATTAATGAGAGTAAGGAGGGCTATGATTTCCTACTATACGCGAAGCTAAGAATACAGGGCGACCAAAAAAATGTTTTAGAGAATGTGAAAATTCCTAAGGTATGTTGGTTCTTCGATGTTTACCCGGAAACTCCACGAGCAAAAAGACTTAATCAAGTGTGGGTACAATTATCAGATTATTTCTTTACTACAGATAATGGACATAATGATTATTATAAAGAACACGGAATTAATCATAAATGTATAAGACAAGGCATATTTCATTGTGAGGCAATGGACGGAGTATTTGACAGGAAATTAAAATCAAAGGTTTTCTTTGCAGGTGCGCTAACCCATTGGTTCAAACCAAGACAGGATTTTGTAGATTTACTTGAGAGAACATATAAGGAAGATTTTAAAAGGACAAGAACGACTATAAGACAAATACCTTTAAATAACTGTATTGCATCAGCCAAGGTTGTCGTCGGACATAATATAAGTTTTCCTCATTATTGGAGTAATCGGATTTATGAGATGTTAGGGCGAGGAGCATTCTTTATCACCCCGGCAGTAGACGGATTAGAGAAAGAGTTCGAGGACGGAAAACATATTGTCTGTTACGAAGATAATAATTGGGAGGATTTAAAAAACAAGATTGATTATTACTTAGAACACGAAGATGAGAGAGAAAAAATAAGAGTAGCTGGAGTAAAACATTGTAGGGATAATTTTACATATAAACATAGAGTAAAGGAATTATTAAACTACATTTATGAAGACAATAATAGTAATGGGGAAAGGCCGAGGGGGAACATCCTTACTCGCAGGAGTTTTACACCGACTAGGGGTTAATGTCGGTGATGAATTAAAAGAACACGAAGTTAATCCTACAGGTTGCTATGAAAATCTTGAGATACTTAAGCTAACCCAAAAAATTCTAAGGGAGGCAGGTTGCGCAGGTACATTAGATAATCTTGATACTAAAAAATCAGAGGAAAAGATTTTAGCATTAAGGCCTAAATACGATAGGATAATTAGAAAGGTTGTTGAGAATAATAAGAAAGAATTGTGGGGGTGGAAAGATGAGAGAAATTGTTTCGCGATAAAATTGTTTCTGCCTTATTTAGATAATCCACATTTTATAGTAGTCCACCGGAATATGTTTTCTATTGCTAGATCCTTGCAGAGAGTTGATGACCTACCTATAACAGACGGACTGTTATCATCAATGTCATTTTATAAAAAGATATTTGAATTTTTAAATGAAATAGATTATCCTATAATGCACGTTAGCTACGAATCGTTTTTTACAGACGAAAGAGATAATGTAATTAAAGAGATATGCCTTTTCTGTGGAGGAGATAAAGATAAAATCAAAGACGTTGAGAAATTTATTGATAAAAAATTACAACATTTTATATGAAAATATCTTTCATCATCCCACCGAATGGACAATATACTAACGGAAAGAATTGGCTATACTGGGTTTATAAAGAATTAGAGAAACTCGGGAATGAAGTCCATATGAATAGTTGCGCTAACGATATTGACGTGATTATCTGTATGTCAATTTCACAGACAGATACATTACAAAGATTTAAAAAATTATATCCGCATATACCATTCATTACATACAATTGGGATTGGCTTTCATTCGTAGATAAAACGAAAAGTCCGTGGCCAGAATTTACGCAATTGATGAAAGAGAGTTTAGATGTTTGGACTTCTACTAACTATATGGTTAAGAAAATGAAGAAAGAGTTAGGATTTAAGCATCACATCATTAAGCCTTGTTCTGTATTAGAGGAATGTTTAGGAGATTCAAGTGATGAGGGATATGTTTTAATGGCATCAAGGCGAGATAAGCGATATAAAAATTTCAGTTTCTTCGAGCAAGGTTGCGAACAGTTGAATATTCCTTTTGAATCCTGCCACCCTAAGAAGTATGATAGAAAAACATACATAAGAATTTTAAGCAGATGTAAAATGCTAGTCGTTGCCTCAACGGAGGACGCGAACACTGCATTAAGCGCAACGGAAGCCGCGTATTTTAAAAAACCATTATTACTTTCAGATATAGAGCCACATAAAGAGGAGTGGAAAGATACAGCAATTTATTTTAAGAATAATATATTCAAAGACTTTAAGAAAAAATTAGGCGATATGTATTCGGGTAAAATTAAGGCAGATGTAGACGGAGCATTCAATATCGCAATTACCGAGTTTACCCCGAGGGCAATGGCCATATCAATTAATAAAAGATTAAAAGAATTATTATGAAAAATTGGGAAAAATATTTAGAGTCTATTTGTTATCCGTCAAACATATCAACGGATCGCCCTACAAGGCGAGCAGAGATAGAAAAGGCAGTTAATAATATTCCGGAAAAATATAAGGATAGAAAAGTTCTGATGTTAGGTTGTGGTGACGGATATGAAATGAAGATTTTAAGAGATAGAGGATTTACTGATATTACCGGACTAACATACGAACGCAGAGAATTTAAACACGCAAAGGATAATGAATATAGCCGAGTAGTCAGAGGTGATATGCACGACTTACCTTTTAAAGACAACGAGTTTGACTTCGTGTATTCCAAAGAAACGCTAGAGCATAGTATTGCTCCTTACATTGTATTATGTGAATTGAATAGGGTAACTAAAGTCGGAGGTGAATTTATACACTACATAGCAGAGGGAATAGTTAAGCAAGGCGAGTGGTTTCATCCCTCCTGTTTTCAACCTTATGTCTGGATAGATTTATTCTATTTAACTGGATTTGAAATAAGTAAAATATTGACAGCAAAAAATAGGGGAGGACAATATACTATACAAAGCGCATATCACGGAAAGAAAAAAGTTGACAAGGATTTAATGAAACGAATTGAGCCATATGATTTAGTCAATTTAGTGAAAAATATTAAACGAGATAAATTAGATTTATTATGCGAATAGGAATTTTAGGACGATGTGATAATAAGGGATTAGGAAATATGACGTGGGAATTTTACAAGCACGTCAAACCTGACAAGGTGATGATAATGCAGAGTAAGTTAACAAAGCATTTAGAAAGATTTCCCGGAGCCACTATTATCACAAACAGAAAACCTAACGACAGAGAAACTATAGATTTTTTACAAGATTTAGATTTGCTTGTTACAATTGAAACACCTTATAACAGAGATTTATTTATCTTCGCGAAAGAAATGGGAGTTAAGACAGTAATGATACCGATGTTTGAGTTCCTTAATCCTAAGTGGATAAAACCTGATTTGTTTATTTGTCCATCAAAATTAGATTATGATACAGCCGATGGTAATAAAATTTATATGCCTTGGCCGGTGAATGATAAAGTTTTAAAAAGGCGAAGACCTAAAAAGGCAGAAAGATTTTTATTTAATACAGGACGAGGAGGAGTATTAAATAGAAATAGTTTAGATGAAATGTACGAAGCAATTAAGCTATGCCACGGAATTAAGTTCATTGTCAACAAACAAAAGTATTCTGATGTAGAAAATTATTGGGATTTATGGAAGGAAGGTGATGTATTCGTTTTCCCTCATAAATTCGGAGGGCTAAGTTTACCAATTCAAGAGGCTATGGCTACCGGACTTCCAGTTATAACAGTAGATTTCTACCCCTTTAACGAGATAATACACAAAGATTTGTTGATTAAGCCGTTTAAGGTGGAAAAAGAAGTCATTTCAAGAGAAGTAGATTTTCACTATGTTAGCTCGGAAGCAATCGCAGATAAGATTAAGGAGGTAGCAAAATTGCCCGGTGAAAAAATACAAGAGTTATCAGACATAGGATATGCATATTCTCAAAGAATGACTTGGGAAAAATTATTGCCTGAGTACCTAAATGTTTTTAGAAAATTAATTAATAACGAAAAATTATGAGTGATAAAAAGCTCGAGGAAGTGGATATTATCTTAGTAACTTTTGAACGTCCACATTTCCTCAAACATACAATTGAGAAAATTAACGAAAGGACATTATATCCCTATAATTTAATTGTTGTAGACAATGGTTCGCAGGACAGCGAAACAAGAGATATGTTAAACCGAATGGAAAAACTAGGAGATATTCAAAAGAGAGTTCATCTTGATGAGAATTTAGGATTACCAGAAGCATTGAATGAAGGAATGAAGCACGTTAAAAATGAATATTTTATTACTACGCAGGACGATTTAATTCCACCTGATTTAAAACCTTGTTGGCTAGAAAGAATGTTACACCTTGCTAAGAAGTATCCTGATTATGGAGGTATCTTTATGAGGATCCAGAGGACTGCAAGACTACACGTTGATGAGGATAAGGATTTAATTAATTCGCCTAAGAGTTGCGCGGCAGTATTCAGAATACAAAAGCGAGATGACTTTAGGAAGTTAGAAAAGCCTTTCGGAGTTCGCAAGCATTGGGAAAGTCATACGTTTGCAGATACAACAAAAAGGATCCTAAAAAAGAAAACAGCAATGGCCACTAAACTATATGCAGACCATACTGGATATATGGCAGACAACAAAGGATTTAAAGAAGGCAAAACTGATTATCATACTTATAGCGACAACAGAGTTTATCAAGGAAAAGATAAACCTTATATGGACATTGACTATCGGACACAAACTCCTAAGAAATTAAACCACCCATACGATAGACACGAATTAAAAAGAATGCAGGAGTGGTTAGACGACAAAGGTTTTAATGAGGAGGAAACTAATTTATATCAGCAAGATGTATTGGGTAAATATTGCAAAGGACGTGGGCTTGATATAGGTTGTGGAAAAGTAAGAAAATGTCACCCCGATGCAATAGGCATAGATGTCTATCCATACAGCGATGTTGTGGATATCGTCCACGATGCTTCTGATTTATGGATGTTCAAAGATGATGAATTAGATTATATAGTCGGCTCTCACTCGCTAGAGCATTTCCCAGACACGCACAAAGTAATTGAAGAATGGTACCGGGTATTAAAACCCGGAGGACACGTTGCATTAATTGTGCCTGATTGTGAATTAAGACCTGACAATGTTCGCGCAAGAGGACATAAGACAGGATTTACAAATGAAATGTTATATCAATATTTTAAAGGTAAATTTAAGGCAATAAGATATGGAGTACTTGAAAGAAAAAATGTTGAGAATACTAAACCATTATTAATATATGTAGGAATGAAAAGATGATATGAAAGATAAGAAATTTTGTGTAAAATGTAAAAAAAATAAAAGTATAAATAATTTTCATTTTAACAAAAATACCAAGGATGGATTACATTGCTATTGCAAGAGTTGCAGAAAGATTTTAAGTAAAATTTATAATCAAGATAACAAAAAAAGAGAAAATGAGAGAAGTAAAAAATATTGGTGGAAAAATAGAAAAGAAAACTTAACAAAACGCAAAATATATTATTACAAAAATAAAAAATTGTTTATGAAAAAACAATTAGAAAGATTACAGACTAAGCCTAAAGCAAAATTACGACATAATATTTCTAGCGTAATATGGCAAAAACTTAACAGAAGACTATCTAGTAAGAAGACTAAATCTACTTTTGATATTTTACCTTATACTATTGAACAGTTAATTCAGAGATTAGAATGTCAATTTAAGATAGGTATGTCTTGGAATAATTACGGAAAATGGCACATAGACCATAAAAAAGCAGATACGAGATTTAATTATACGTCTACGAACGATAAAATTTTTCTAGATTGTTGGTCGTTAGCTAATTTACAGCCTTTGTGGGCTAAGGATAATTTAAGTAAGAACAAATATTAATATGGAGCGTATTGACATAATTCAAACAACGTGGAATAGACTTGAACTATTGAAAAAATCAATAGAGGGATTTATTGCAAGAACAAAAACTCCTTATCGGCTTATAATTGTAGACAATGGATCTAATGATGGAACTCAAGAATATCTTTTAGAGTTATCAAACAAAGGCCTTGATATACTTATAATTAATAATAATGAAGATAAGGTGTCAATAGCACACGCATTTACTCAAGGCTTTATGTATGTAGAGTCTGAATATTTTATAACAACGAACGATGATATTATTCCCCCCGATTTAGAACCTGACTGGATACAACAATTAATTTCTTTAATGAAAAAATATCCTGAACACGGAGGAATTGATTGTCGCATTCAAGAGATACCAAATATGAATTGGAATAATGACCACCCCGATTTAGCCTATCCCAGAAAATCTCTAGGAGGTTATCTAAGAATACAGAGAAAATCTGATGTTCAGGAAATGGGAGGTTTCGGAGATAGAACGTGGGACGACTTAGAATTTTTTAAGAGAATGACAGTTATCGGAAAGAAATGCGCGTATGCCAAAAACATATGGGCTAATCATATGGGCTACAATGTAGAGAATAAGGGTTACGGAAAGTTTATAGACTATCCACTGTATCACGAATATTATTCAAATAGATTTAAGAAAAAACCATACCCGGAAATTAATCCGAAAACAAATGAACCAATCTAATGAAAAAATTGATATAGTATTGCTGACATTTAATAGGCGGAAAATGTTACAGCAAACTTTAGAATCTATTTGGGAAAGAACAAAAACACCTTACCGATTAATAATTGTAGATAATTGTTCTAACGACGGAACAGTTAAGTGGTTAAGAAATAAAAAAAAGCAGGGCAAGATAGACGAGTTAGTAGAAATAAAAGAACCTCAAGGATTATGCCACGCATACAACGAGGGATTTAAACTGGTTAGTAGTAAATATTTCATTACAACGCAAGATGATTTACTGTTACCCGATTTAAAACCTTGTTGGATCCCAGTGATGAAAGATTTATTAGATAGGCACCCAGAGTATGGAGCAGTAGCAATGAGAGTGGCTAGAATGATAAACATTAAATTTAGAGGCGAGGCAGAAATATATGAGGCAAGACGTTCCTGTTGCGCTTATTACAGAATACATAAAAGAAGTGTGGTTGTAAAAAATAATCCATATCCATTCGGTGAAAGGAGAGGGTTGACGGATGATATAGAATTTAAAAAGTTAATGCAAAGAGTAGGACTAAGAGCAGGGTTTGCAAAGTTTGTTTGGGCAAATCATATAGGCCATTCACAAGAATATAACAAAGGCTACGGAAGTTTTACAAATTATCTAGGTTATAATAAATCTAGAAACGAAACTAAGGCAAGGAAACCATATCCTAAAGTGGATCCTAAAACCAATGTACCAATATGATTAATATAGAAAATAGAAATGAATTACCTAAATTATTAGATTCAATTGGATTGAATAATAATGGTGTTGAAGTCGGAGTGGCTTGCGGAGCATATTCATCAATCATATTAAGAAATAGTAATTTAAAATTATTATACTCGGTAGACAATTGGAAAAAACCGCGCATTAAATCAAAGGCAGAAAGACAGTTGGCTAAGTTTGGTACTAGAAACAGAATATTGCATATGACATCAGATGAAGCGTCAAGGAAATTTTATTTCGGTTCATTGGACTTCGTGTACATAGACGCTGACCACGTTTATAAATCAGTTAAACAGGATTTAGAATTATGGTATGATAAGGTTAAGGTGGGAGGAGTATTCGCCGGCCACGATTATGTAGATAGGACTTGTAAATACGGAGTGTTCGGAGTAAAGCAAGCAGTCAATGAAATGGCTAAAAAATATAATCAAAAAATATTTGTAACTAACGAACGATGGAAAACTTGGTGGATAATAAAAGAATAAATTATGCAAAATCATTATGAAATCCTTGGACTAAGGTTCGGGTCTACAAAAGAAGAAATAAAATCAGCTTATAGAAAAATGGCACATAAATATCACCCTGATAAACCAGATGGCGACGAAGAAATGATGAAAAAAATTAATGTGGCTTATAGGGCTTTAACTGGTAAAGGTATTAGACAACAACCAGTTATGAGAAATCCACAGCCTGTTAGCAGATCATATGTTTGGGTACGTTATTCTTATGGAGTGAACACTAGTGGAAGTACATTTAACGGAGGCACAATGGGTTCTACTTATTAATATTTTATGACTAATTATTTTTATATGGGAAAACGAAAAAAGAGAAGATATACTCACAAATTTTCTGTGATAACTGCGGCTTGGCGACTAGAGGGAACTTTGGCCGCGATGAAAAGTTTAGATGCTCAGACTTATAAAAATTGGGAGCATATAATTGTCAATGACAATAATGAAGAAGTACGAGAGTATTTTCAAAATAAAGATTTAGGTGAGAATAGATGTTTCTGCGATATGGGTAAACGCCGACATTGGTTCGGAGGGTTTGCTAGAAATGTTGGTATAAATTATGCCACCGGACATTTCGTTTTATTCTTAGATGATGATAATTTATTTAAACCTAATCACCTTGCTAATATTGCTAAGGCCTGCAAAGAAAATCCTGATGCTTCAATGATAGGAGTATACACTGAAATTAGAGGCAAGCGAGACCCCGAGTATAAGCACATTTTAAAAACTAGAGTGGCTCCTCAACAATGCGATTTAGGAAGTTTCGCTTATCGGCGAAGCTTGTTCAGAACATATGGATATTTTGAACCACGAGGAGAACGTAGAGTAACATTCGATTTTGAATTGATAAAAAATATTTACGACGGAGGTGAAAAATTTGTAACGCTAGAGGAACCAACATTTATTTACTATCATTCACAAAGATAAAAATATGAACCCATTAGTATTAAATATGAAAAAATGTCACAAGGCTATGCATTCTTACGTGCTAGTACTTTATGAAATGGTATTAGAGAGCGACCCTGATTTAGTTTTAGAAATAGGAGTAGGCACTAAGGCTCAAAGCACAAGGACTATTATATCAGCTTTACAGGAAAATAAAAAAGGAAAATTAATTTCTATTGATGATAGTCCGGGTGACAGAGGAATTAATGGTGGTATTGCAGAATACTGGCAATTGATACCCGGCGACTCACATCACGAGAGAATTTATAATCAAGTTAAAGATAAAAAGTTTGATATATTATTTATAGACGGTGACCATAGTTACGAGGGTGTCAAGAAAGATTTTGAAATGTATGTACCATTAGTTAAAGATAGAGGATTAATTTTAATGCACGATATTACGAATGCCCACGAGGGAGTTCCTAAGTTTTGGGAAGAAATTAAATATCCAAAGATAGCGCTAGAGTATGGGATAGTTAAAAGGCAGATAATTCCCGGATTTGGAATTGTACAAGTGATAAGATAAACTTGATTTTTTATTTAATATTAGGTATAAGTATTAAAATAAATTTATGCCAAAAAAAGGATATAAACAAACAGAAAAACATAGAAAAAAAATAGGTAAAATGAAATTAGGTAATAAAAATCCTATGTATGGGAAAGATACTTCGCAGAAACAAAAAGATGCAGCTAGAAAATTTAATAAAAAAAGAAAAGAAGATGGTAAATATATTCCAGTGTCAGAAGAAACAAGAGAAAAAATTAGACAGAATGCTTTTAAACAATTTAAGAATGGAATGCCAGAAACGACAAAGGAAAAAATAAGACAAGCAAATAAAGGTAGAAATTTTGGGTGCAAATTTCAAAAAGGAAAAAAGAATCCTAGTTATATAGACGGTAGGACTTTTGAGCCATATGGAATTGAATTTAATAATAAATTAAAAGAAAAAATTAGAAAACGAGATAATTATAAATGTTCAGAATGTAAAATCCATCAAAATAAATTATTTAGAAATACAAAAGCTGGAATGAGACCGTGTAAATTATATATTCATCATATTGATTATAATAAGAAAAATAATAAAGAAAATAATTTGATTAGTCTATGTTTACTCTGTCATAGCAAAGTTCATTATAAAAGAGAAGAATGGGAGCATTATTTTAAATCAGTAATAGTCCAGAAAATATGATAGAGCCAATAGATATAATAATAAATAATTTTACAAGGTTACAATACTTGGAAATTATAGTCCGAGAAATTAAAAAGAGGACAGAATATCCATACAGAATAATTGTAGTTGATAATGCCAGTACGCCACGAACAAAGTTATTTGTCAAGCAGTTATTAAAGGACGGATTAATCCACGAGGCAGTATTCGATGAACGAAATCTAACTCTGCCACAGTCATTTAAAAAAGGATTTGAATATGTTAAGAGTGAATATTTTGTAATGACAGTAGATGATACGATACCTCCTTGGACGAAGCCTTGTTGGTTGACACACCTGCACCACCTTATTAAAAATAACGAAAAATACGGCGCTATAGCGCTTAAATACAGATATGACACCACTAAGTCATATTTCGACAATTATCGTGACACGCCTGTTCCTGTTGAATTAAACAATGATAACGTAGAGCATAAATATGCAGTAGAGGAATTTTTTCAAATACAGAGCAAGGCGGATATGGCAAAGGTAGGATTTAGCAGAAAGAATGTAGCAGTCTATGAGTTTAGTCGGAGTATGGAAAGGATCCTTAATAAGAAAATTGGAAAGACAACTAAGGAGTCAGGATTAATTTGTATCGCGTTAGATGATGATAATTGTGGGTACCTACCGGAAGTCATTAATAGAAAAAAGTTTTTTGATAAAAAGAAATTCAGGAACGTCAAGACAGTAGCCTGCTTTATGGCTCATCACGACGACCAGTTTATAGATAGGTTCTTAGAAAATCTTAGCCAGTTTACAGACGAGTTCTATATTAATCTAAATGAGGCTAGTCCTTATACCGAAAAGGTTTGCCGAGAACATAAAAATACTAAGGCTATAATTGAAACAAAGAATGATGGCAATTGGCATCAAGGCCACCAGAGAGAATTAACTGTTAGAATGTTAGATGATGTAAAACCGGATATAGTTTTATTCCCTGACACAGACGAATTGTATGGAGATGATTTAAAGTTCACATTGGAAAAGTTTTGGGACGC